ATGAACGACGTGACCACCATCGCCTGCGGCCTGCCCGACCTCTCCGTGAGCCAGATGGCGGCCTTGCCGCAGGAGCGCCTGCAGGAGCTGGACGTTCTGCTCAACGAACTGCAGACCCAGGTCAAGCAGGCCCGCGAGCGACTCAACGCCGCGCTGGAGGCCCGCTACGGCGAACAGGGGCGTGCCGCGCTGCTCGACTCCGGGCGCGATTTCGGCGTCACCCACCTCGCCGACGGGCAGCTCCGCGTCACCTACGAGCTTCCGAAGCGCGTCTCGTGGGATCAGAAGCGTCTGGCGGAGATCGCCGAGCGCATCGTCGCCGCCGGCGAGCGCGTCCAGGACTACATGGACGTCGAGCTCTCGGTCCCCGAATCCCGCTTCAACAACTGGCCGCCGGCGCTCAAGGAACAGTTCGCGCCGGCGCGCACCGTCAAGGCCGGCAAGCCGTCCTTCCGCCTGGCCCTCGTGAGCGACCAAGGAGTCTGAGCATGCCCAACATCATCCCCTTCAACTACGAGGGCGAGTCCGTCCGGGTCAGTCTCGACGAGACGGGCGAGCCCTGGTTCAACGCCAAGGACGTCTGCGGCATCCTCGGCTACAGCAATTCGCGCAAGGCCGTCGCCGATCACGTCGATCCCGATGACGTAACGAAACGTGACGCCATCGACGAGATCGGCCGCACCCAGCAGACGAATCACGTCAACGAGTCCGGGCTGTACGCCCTCATCTTCGGCAGCCACCTGGAGGCGGCCCGGCGCTTCAAGCATTGGGTGACCCGCGAGGTGCTGCCGGCGATCCGCAGGACGGGCGGCTATGCCGCGCCGGGCCCGATCTGCGCGCTGCCGGCACCGACCCAGGATCGCGTCACCGCCATCCTGTTGATCGGCGAGGCGATCGCCAAGGTGCCCGGTGTGAAGCACGGCATCGCGATGGCGGCGACCCTCACCTGCATCCAGCAAAACACGGGCCTTTCGGTGGAGACGCTGCGCCGGGCGCTGCCGGCCTGCAACGAGCCGCTGGCCGCGGTGAATCCCACCAAGCTCGGCGAGCTGGTCGGTCTGTCGGCGAAGAGCGTGAATCTGCGGCTTGCCGCCCTGGGCTTCCAGCACCGCAACGACCGGGACGAGTGGGAACTGACCGAGGCCGGCAAGGCGTGGGGCGAGGCGCTCCCATATTCGCGTAACGGCCACTCCGGCTACCAGATCCTCTGGAAGCCCGAGGTAGCCGATCTGCTCAGGGAGGCCGCGTAATGGCCCTGCCCATCATCAGCGCCGAAGAGCGGCTGCGCGAGCGGCATTCCGCCAAGATCGGGCTGGTCGGCGCCCCCGGCGTGGGGAAGACCAGCCAGCTCAAGACCCTCCCGCCCGAGAAGACCCTGTTCGTTGATCTCGAGGCCGGCGACCTCGCCGTCAAGGACTGGCCCGGGGACACGGTGCGCCCGCGCACCTGGAGCGAATTCCGCGATCTCGTTGTGTTCCTCGCCGGGCCCCTGCCCACGGCGAGCGCCGACCAGGCCTTCTCGGAGGCGCACTACCGGCACGTCTGCGACCAGTACGGCGACCCGGCGCAGCTCGCGAAGTACGACTACTACTTCGTGGACTCCCTGACCGTGCTCTCGCGCCAGTGCTTCGCCTGGTGCAAGAGCCAGCCGCAGGCCTTCAGCGAGAAGACCGGCAAGCCCGACACGCGCGGCGCGTATGGCCTGCTGGGCCAGGAAATGATCACGGCGCTCACTCACCTGCAGCACGTGCGGGACAAGCACGTGATTTATGTCGCCATCCTTGAGGAAGCCATGGACGAATTCAAGCGGCGCTACCTGCGCCTGCAGCTGGAGGGCAGCAAGACCGCGCTGGAATTGCCGGGGGTGCTCGATGAGGTGGTGACGCTGGCCGTCCTCAAGGCCGACGACGGCACCACCTACCGGGGCTTCGTCACCCGCGCCGACAACCCCTACGGATTCCCAAGCAAGGACCGCAGCGGCCGGCTCGACGCCGTCGAGGAACCCGATCTCGGCAAGCTCATCCGCAAGTGCCTCGGTGAGATCGCGTCATGACCGACGCCGAGTTCAAGACCTTCGAGAAGGCGGCCAAGGCCACGGTGAGGCGTGTCAGCGCCGAGAACACCTGGCTGCGGCACAGCCTGATGGAAATGAAAACCCGTGTGGCGGGCCTGCACGCGCAGCTCGACGCCCTGGAGAAGCGCGCCAGGGCGATGAAGCAGCAGCTCGCCACCGCCACCCCCAAGACCACCCCGAAAACCAGGAGCAAGAAATGACCACGAATGCATGGAACGACTTCAACGACGCCGAACAGCAGCAAGGCTTCGACCTCATCCCGAAGGGCACGCTGGTGCGCATGCGCATGACGATCAAGCCGGGCGGCTTCGACGACCCGGCGCAGGGCTGGACGGGCGGCTACGCCACCCAGAGCTTCGAGACGGGGAGTACCTACCTCGCCTGCGAGTTCGTCGTGCTCGAAGGGCCCTATGCCAAGCGCAAGATGTGGTCGAACATCGGCCTGCACTCGCCCAAGGGCCCCACCTGGGGCCAGATGGGCCGATCCATGATCCGGGGCATCCTGAATTCCGCGCGCGGCGTCCATCCCCAGGACAACTCCCCGCAGGCTGCGGCCGCCCGGCGCATCCAGGGCTTCCACGAGCTCGACGGCATCGAGTTTCTGGCCCGCATCGACGTCGAGAAGGACGCCAAGGGCGAGGATCGCAACGTGGTGAAGCTCGCCGTCGAGCCCGACCACAAGGACTACGCCGCGCTCATGGGGGGCGCCGCCGCCCGCCCGTCCTCCCCGGCGGCGCCGGCGCGCCCGTCGTCGCCGACCGGCGGCTACCCGGCCCCGCAGCGCCCGGCCCCGACCGGCAAGCCCGCCTGGGCGCAGTGAGAGGGCGAGCCGATGAACCGATCCGTTCCCAAGTGCTTCGGCTCGCGCCGGCAATTCGACCTGTGGCGGGAGGCGGCGCTTCGCAGCGCCCCCGGCGGCAGCGACTACTGCACCGACTGCACGGCAGCCTACCAACAGCGCATGTGCCGGCAGGGGCGCTGCGCCTACCCCGGCACCACGTTCGCCCCGGACCGCGACGGCTTCATCGAGGGCCATCGCCCCGTTGCCGAGCGGGTGCGGCTTCGGGAGGCCGCGTGAAAACGAGCGAAGCGAGTTTCGGCGTAGCCAAAACGAGCGAAGCGAAGTTTCGCGAAGCCGAAGACGAGAGCGAATGCAATGAGCGGCAAATGCTGGGTCTGCTCACGACAGGCCCGGGGGCTCGGCCACATGGACGGCCGGTTCAAGATCGCCGACCCCCGGCGCTATCCCCTCGACTGGGTGTTCTGCAGCCGCCGCTGCCAGGACGCCTTCCACCGGCTCTACGGCTTATGGGCGGACACGCTGCCCTCGCAGAGGGAGGTCTTCATGATCGATCCGTCTGACATGGAGCTCGCCGCCATGAAGAAGTGCCTGAAGGCCTTCGGCGAAGCGGCCGGCGAGATCGGTTTCGAGAAGCCCCTCGGGGCGTACTCCGAGGCCGAGGCGCTGCGGGTGATCGACGCCATCGTCACCTGCTACACGGAGGCGATGGTCGAGGCGCACGAGGCCACCAAGCATCCGCCGATCCGCGGGCTGGAGGCGGCCGCTCCCTTCGCCGACCTCAAGGACGACCTGCCGTGGGAGGCGTGATGCTGGACTTCAACTCCTCCGCATCCTTCTCCGGGCGGCTCACGGCGCTGGTCGATGCCGGCATGCAGCAGGCGCGGGCCAAGGAGGAGGCGCGGCGCTATCTCGGCGCCTCCCGCCTGGGTGTCGCCTGCGAGCGTGCATTGCAGTACGAGTACGCGCAGGCGCCGGTCGACTACGGGCGCGACATCGAAGGCCGGATGTTGCGCATCTTCGAGCGCGGCCATGTCATCGAGGACAGCATGGTGGCGTGGCTGCACGCCGCCGGCTTCGACTTGCGCACCCGCGACCGTAACGGGGAGCAGTTCGGCTTCTCGGTGGCGGACGGGCGGTTGCAGGGGCACGTCGACGGCGTCATCGTCGGCGGCCCCGAAGGCTTCGCCTACCCCTGCCTGTGGGAGAACAAGTGCCTGGGCGGCAAGTCCTGGCGCGAGCTCGAGAAGCACCGGCTCGCCGTGGCCAAGCCCGTCTATGCCGCACAGATCGCCCTCTACCAGGCCTATCTCGAACTGCACGAGCAGCCGGCGCTCTTCACGGCGGTGAATGCCGACACCATGGAGATCTACGCCGAGCTCGTGCCCTTTGATGCGGCCCTGGCCCAGCGCATGTCGGACCGGGCGGTGAAGATCATCACCGCCACCGATGCCGGCGAGCTGCTGCCGCGCTCGTTCGCCGAGCCGACGCACTTCGAGTGCCGGATGTGCGCCTGGCAGGACCGCTGCTGGAGAACCCCACCATGAAACATTCCCTTCCCCTACCGCCCGCGGTCGAGCCGATGGTGGACGCCCGCCACGCGGCGCAGGCGCTCAACCTGCCGCTCTACTACTTCACGAAGCCCGCCAGCCGCAAGGCGCGCAAGATTCCGTTCTACCGCATCGGGCGAACCATCCGCTTCCGGCTCTCCGAACTCGAGGTCTGGTCGGCGCGCCATCGCAACCAGGGTGCAACGGAGGCGGCGGAATGATCGACTTCAACGATGCCGTGTCGCTTCCCGAGCAGGATAGGGAGGTCAACCGCGACGCCGTTCGCGCCGAGCTCCTCGGCAATCTGGAAGGCGTGCTCGGTGCGCTCTTCCCTGCGGGCAAGAAGCGGCGCGGCAAGTTCCGCATCGGCGACGTGCTGGGCAGCCCGGGCGACAGCCTGGAGGTGGTCCTGGCCGGCGAGAAGGCAGGACTGTGGACCGACCGGGCCGAGGGCTCCGGCGGGGACCTGTTCGACCTCATCGCCGCCCATCTCGGCCTCGATGCGCACCGTGATTTCGCGCGGGTGCTGGAGGAGGCGGGCCGGCTGCTCGGCCGCGCCCGCACCATGCCCGGTCGCAAGGCGAAGCGCGAGGCCCCGGTCGACGAGCTCGGCCCGGCCACGGCCAAGTGGGACTATCACGATGCCGGCGGCAAGCTGATCGCCGTCGTCTACCGCTACGACCCGCCCGGCGGCAGGAAGGAGTTCCGGCCCTGGGACGCCCGTCGCCGCAAGATGGCGCCGCCCGAGCCGCGTCCGCTCTACAACCAGCCGGGCATCGCCCGCGCCGACTCCGTTGTGCTGGTCGAAGGCGAGAAGTGCGCCGAGGCCCTGATCGGTATCGGCCTGTGCGCCACCACCGCCATGCACGGCGCCAACGCCCCGGTCGAAAAGACCGACTGGTCGCCGCTCGAGGCCAAGGCGGTGCTCGTCTGGCCCGACCGCGACAAGCCCGGCTGGGACTACGCCATGGCGGCCGCGCAGGCGGCGCTCGCGGCCGGTGCCGCCTCGTGCGACGTGCTGCTCCCGCCCGACGAGAAGCCCGAGGGGTGGGATGCGGCCGACGCCCTCGTCGAGGGCTTCGACGCGGCGGGGTTCGTCGCCAATGGTCCCCGCATGAGCATCAAGCCCGCGCAGCGGTTGCCGACCCAGGAGGCCTCGGTCTGGGCCACGGACGACGCGCTGGCGCTCACCTTCACCGCCCGCTACAGCGAGGACTGGCGCTACTGCGCCGCCTGGGGCAAGTGGCTGGTGTGGACGGGCGCCCGCTGGCAGGCCGACGAGACGTTGCTCGTGCATCATCTCATCCGCGCCATCTGCCGCGAGGCGGCGCTCAAGGCCGACTCGCATCGCCTAGCGGCGAAGCTCGCCGCCAGCAGCACGGTGGGTGGCGTGGAGCGGCTCGCCCGCACCGACCGGCGGCACGCCTCCACGTCGGAGGAGTGGGACGCCGACCTCTTCGCCCTCAACACGCCCGGCGGGGTGGTGGACCTCGCCACCGGGCGCCTCAAGCCCCACGACCGGCGCGACCGTATGACCAAGCTGGCGACCGCCACGCCGAAGGGCGGGTGCCCGCGCTGGCTCGCCTTCCTCGCCGACGTGACCGGCGGTGATGCCGAGCTCCAGGCCTACCTGCAGCGCATGGTCGGCTACTGCCTGACCGGCGCCACGTCCGCGCACGCGCTGTTCTTCCTCTACGGCACCGGTGCCAACGGCAAGAGCGTGTTCGTGAACGTCGTCTCCACCATCCTTGGCGACTACGCGGCGAGCGCCCCCATGGACACCTTCATGGAGGCGCGCGGCGACCGGCACCCGACCGATCTTGCGGGGCTGCGCGGGGCGCGCTTCGTCGCCTCGATCGAGACCGAGCAGGGGCGGCGCTGGAACGAGTCGAAGGTGAAGGCCATCACCGGCGGCGACAAGGTCTCGGCGCGCTTCATGCGCCAGGACTTCTTCGAGTACGTGCCGCAGTTCAAGCTGGTGATCGCCGGCAACCACAAGCCCGCCATCCGCAACGTGGACGAGGCGATGAAGCGGCGGCTGCACCTCATCCCCTTCACCGTGACCATCCCGCCCGAGCGGCGCGACGGCAAGCTCACCGAAAAGCTGCTCGCCGAGCGCGACGGCATCCTCGCCTGGGCGGTGGCCGGCTGCCTCGCCTGGCAGCGCGAAGGCCTGCAGCCGCCCGCCTGCGTGGTGTCGGCCACCGAGGAGTACTTCGAGGCCGAGGACGCGCTCGGGCAATGGATCGAGGAGCGCTGCGAGCAGCATCCCGAGGCCAAGGTCTCGACCTCGGACCTCTACGCGGACTGGCGGGAGTGGGCCGAGCGGGCCGGCGAGTACGTGGGCTCCATCAAGCGCTTCGTCGAGACCCTGCTCTCGCGCGGCTTCGAGCGCACGCGCCTGCATGGCGGGGTGCGGGCCATCAAGGGGCTGATGACCCGTCCCAAGCCCTACAACCGCAGCTACTACGACCCGATGGACTGAACCGGGTGACAGATGGGGGCAGGTCTGCTGATTAACCCGTATACGCGCGTGCGCGCACGTATGAGAGATAACCGGCAGACCGGACACCATCTGTCACCCGCCGAACTGGAGCGACAGATGAACCAAACCATTCTCGCCCTGGACCTGGGCACGCAGACCGGCTGGGCCCTCATGGGCCGCGACGGACGCATCACGAGCGGCGCCGAATCCTTCAAGCCGCAGCGCTTCGAGGGTGGCGGCATGCGTTTCCTCCGCTTCAAGCGCTGGCTCGCCGAGATCAAGCAGTGCACCGAGGGCATCGACCTCGTGGTGTTCGAGGAGGTGCGCCGCCATGCCGGCGTCGATGCCGCGCACGCCTATGGCGGCTTCATGGGGCAGCTTACCGCCTGGTGCGAGCACCACGGCATCCCCTACCAGGGCGTGCCGGTGGGCACGATCAAGAAGCATGCGACGGGAAAGGGCAACGCCGGCAAGGCCGAGATGATCGCGGCCGCCCGGGCCCGCGGCTTCAGCCCCGGCGACGACAACGAGGCCGACGCCCTGGCGCTGCTCGCCTGGGCCGTCGAGTCACAGGAGGTGTGAGATGAAGATCCCGGCACAGCGCTACCGCTGCCCACTGGGGCGCCTGCAGCCCGAGGCCACCGACCTGGAGGCGGTCAAGCAGGAGGGCTGGCGCGCCCAGCGCATCCTGGTCGTCTCGGCACAAGACGAGCGCTTGGACTTCGTCGAGCGCGAGTTCGTGCGCCGGCTGGGTGAGCGGCTCTACGGGGAGAAACACCGTGGCTGAATGGACCAAGGAAGATGTGGCGGCGCGCTTCGCCGAGGCCGCCGAGACCGCCCGGCGCCTGCCGCGGGTGCGGGTCCAGGGCTACTTCAACGTCTGGCCCGAGTTCAAGCGCGAGCCGTGGGAGGTGATGGGCGCACCGGAGGGCGACCATAAACCCCTTCCTCCATCGCCCGAGGCCGTCGAGCGCATGCTGGAGGCGATGCGCTGGGTGCAGTGGCTCGAGGTCGAGCAGCGGCATCTCGTCTGGATGCGCGCCCGGCAGTTCGAGTGGCGCGACATCTGCCGGCGCTTCGGGTGCGATCGCACCACGGGGTGGCGTCGCTGGCATCGCGCCCTGCAGGCGGTGGCTGACCGGCTGAACGCCGTATCCGTCGTATCTGCGTGAAGTATCGTGTTTTGACGCGAATGCGGGTGACTGAGCGGCGACGAGAGTATGTGAGCGGCATTGAACCGTGCAACGTCGGAGGCGGTTTGGGGCTAGCATGACGGCTATGATCCGGCGGGTGGTGCGGGCGGCAAGCCCGCATCGCTCACCGGGCCCTGAGACGACGGGTCCTTCCTGTCGCCTTCGCCATGCGGGGGGCGCGAGCGCGGCATTTCGCTAGCGTCAAACTGCAAACCGAGGTTTGCAGGGTTTGCAGGTTTGCACCCCAGTCCGACCGGCCCGCCACTGCGCGGGCCTATTAGTTTCTACCGCAGCAGCGACCCTCGCGGCCCGTGACGGGGCTTTCATCCTTTCACCCGTCCGGGCCGCACTTTTTTGGGAAACCCGAACTGAACATGCTCAACGTCGAGTACCGCAAGGTCGAGACGCTGATCCCCTACGCCCGGAATCCGAGGACGCACACTGACGAGCAGGTGGCCAAGATCGCCGCCAGCATCGTCGAGTACGGCTGGACGAATCCGATCCTGGTGGACGGCGAGAACGGCATCATCGCCGGCCACGGTCGACTGGCGGCCGCGCGCAAATTGGAGCTGACCAAGGTGCCGGTCATCGAACTGTCTCACCTGTCGCCCACCCAGAAGCGCGCCTACGTGATTTCCGACAACCGCCTGGCGCTCGATGCCGGATGGGACGACGCGATGTTGGCGCTGGAGCTGGCCGAGTTGTCCGAGGCGGGGTACGACCTCGCGCTCACCGGATTCGACGACGCCGAGATCGAGGAATTGCTCGCCACCGACGTCGCGGTTGGCGACGAAGCCGGCGACGAGCAGGAGAGCGATGAGCCCGATGCGGCCGACGATGTACCCGATGCTCCGTCGGCTCCCGTTTCGCGCCCGGGTGACGTCTGGCAGCTGGGGGCGCATCGCGTCATCTGCGGCGACGCAGCCGATGCCAAGGTAGTCGCGGCCCTGATGGCTGGCGAGCAGGCGGCGCTCTGCTTCACCTCACCGCCCTACGGCAACCAGCGCGACTACACGAACACCATCATTGATTGGGATGCCCTGATGCGCGGCGTATTCGCCCAGCTGCCGATGGCCCCGACCGGCCAGGTGCTGGTCAATCTCGGGCTGATCCACCGCGAGCAGGAAGTCGTACCGTACTGGGATGGCTGGCTCGATTGGATGCGCAGTCAGAGCTGGCGGCGTTTCGCCTGGTACGTCTGGGATCAGGGGCCGGGGCTGCCCGGCGACTGGAACGGTCGGCTCGCGCCGGCCTTCGAATTCGTCTTCCACTTCAACCGGAAGGACAGCGACGCGCGCCGCCCCAACAAGATCGTGCCCTGCATCTACGCTGGGCGCGACACCCATTTGCGCGGCGACGGCACGAGCGCCGGTGGCATGCGCAACAAGGATGGCAGCAAGACGGCGTGGAACCACGTCGGCACGGTCACCCAGGACTTTCGCATCCCTGACTCGGTGATTCGCATCATGCGACACAAGGGCAAGATTGGGCAGGACATCGATCACCCGGCCGTGTTCCCGGTGGCACTGCCCCAGTTCGTCCTGGAGTCCTACACCGACGAGGGCGAGATCGTGTTCGAGCCGTTCTGCGGCTCGGGCACGACCATCCTCGCCGCCCAGCGTACCGGGCGAGTGACCCGGGCAACGGAGATCGCCCCCGAGTACGTCGACGTGACGGTCAAGCGCTTCCGGCAGAACTTCCCATACGTGCCGGTGACCCTGGTGGCCACCGGGCAGACCTTCGAGGAAGTTGCTACCGAACGATTGGGAGTGCAGGCATGAACATCTCCTGGCTCGCCGACAAGATTGAGCAGTGGCCAACCAAGCGGCTTGTGCCCTACGCCCGCAATGCCCGCACCCACTCTGAAGCCCAAATCGCGCAGATCGCCGCCTCG